AGATGATTAATGGCGATGTATCACATAAGAAAACGCCTAAAGCACCTATACCACCAAAGAAACCTAAAATAGAAGGGAATATTGAAGAGGTAGCTCAAGCCTATATAGATAATGTGCCGAAAGAACACATTAAATCTCTACCAAAACTAAAAGAGATGAAGGTAGGCTATACAGAGGATGGATTAAAGGTATTCAACTACCTGGACAAAGACGGAAACACGACAGGAATAAAGATACACAAGTCTTATTGGAGTCACGGAGATAAGTCCTGCCAAATATATGGACTTAATCTTTTAGGCAAGTATAAACGGGATGAACCTCTTATTATATGTGAGGGGGAAACGGATATGCTTGTATGTCCTAATAATAGTATTTCCTTTAGTGCAGGAGCGGGATCTATCCCTGATCAAATATCAGACATCCTAGAGTTTAAGCAAATATACATCGCATATGATAATGACTCGCCAGGAAGAGAAGGTGCAGAACGCCTGGCGCAACGGATTAAGACCGAGAGTCGGGGTATCAGAGTGTATATCTGTCAATGGAGTGAATACCTACCTGAAGGATATGATATACGGGATGAGTTTACCAAGTTCAAAGAGGATTCATCCTATAAGTATAAAGAACTAAAGGCTTCTATCACTAATGCGGTAGAATTTAAACTAGCGGCACGGGGGTACAATGTTATAGATACCTCGGAACTCACCAATACATATAACAAGCCACCTGATCCTATTATTCAATACCTCTTGTATGAGGGTGGTGTATCCCTAGTCGCTGGAACAGATG